GAGTCCCAATTGTTCAATCATTGACGGCAGTATGGCTTCAATGAACCTGCGCTTTTTGGCACTTGAGGCATTTACTTTGAATTCCATTTTGCTTCCTTATAGTGTATTAAGAGTGGGTTGCATGACTGCAATCAATTCACGTTCACGGGCATGTGCCGCAGTCTTACCGCGAACCACTTCCAGCAAGTAAGGAGTAAAGCCTTCACGACCGTATGTGCGAAGTGCCTCGCACAAGTTCCAGTTCTTGCTTTCTGTGTTGGCACGGCTCAAGTGACGGTTAAAACGTCCACGAACAGAGCTCAAAGCTGAGCCATCTACAACGGTAATACCAATGTAGCTTTCACCTGTGACTTCGCAAAACAATTCGTAAATTGCATGATTGCGATCGGTACGGCGCTTGCGGGTTACTGTTTTGCTGTTCATGTTATTATTATAGCCGAAAAGTGAGCCTGCGTCAACCGTTTTTAGGGCTTTTTTGGCTCTTTTTTGGCTCTTTTTTCGCTAATTTTTGTTGTTTTTTAGCAACAAAACAACTAATACTGGTTGTTGTATTTTTGCAACACAATTTATGTGCTAAAGTAGTGCATTTTTAAAAGGTTCTTACATAAATAGACTTATATCCAGTTGTTGACAATGCTGGTATTATAAAAGGATAATAAAATGAAAAAAATGAGAATTACTACATATACTAGACCAGTTCCAACAGCCCCAGCAATGCCTGATGATTGGTGGTTTATGTCAGCAACACCTGAACAAAAGAGGACTCTGAATGGCGCCAAAGGTTTAGTTCGTGCTTTTACCAAGAATAAGAAATCAAATTTTGTAGTATTTGAATTGTTTAATAATCTAGCGTCAATGGAAGCTTATGATGCCGATACAGCAGTTATTGCCGTTAAAGCATTAATGGAAAATTATAATAACGCACACAATATTACTTCAATGGTTAGTGTGAATAATGTCACTGCTTGATAATTGACGATTTAAATCAAATAAAAATGGGCCATTATGGCCCATTTTGTTTATCTGCCTAAACCGTTACGGTAAGCTTCATTTTCTCTGCGTCTTTGTTCTTCCATGTAGCGTTGACGAATACCACGTTCACACGCCGCTTGTTCATTGTGAGTTGCATAACCCTGGCAAGCAGTAGAAACAACAACAACTTCTTCTCGAACCACAACACGTCGTGGTTGAGCCATGGCTGATCCAACTGCTAGTCCAACAATACCGCCTGCAACAGCTGGTCCTGCATAACGACTAGCACAACCTGTGGTCAAAGTTGCCACAGCCAACATTAGAATTAAAATTGATTTTTTCATGATTGGTCCTTTATCAATGACACAGCTTAATATTACACGAAAATATTCCAGCTGTCAACCTATAGTTCCGGTTACTTTATCCGGAGTACACTACGCGGTACAGTTCAATTGCGCGGACGCCTATAACCGTGACGACTAACGTGCCCTAAGGTGGGTTCTTAATGCTGACTGTATGGATTTTGAAATCTATCTGATCCATCATCATCAGGGTATACGTAATATATATCTGGGTTGGGTTTAGGCTCGGGGATTGCTTGGATCTCCGGTTCCAAAGGTGTCTGTTCCATATGGATTTTCTCCTGTCATTTGTGGGCGGGCAAACCACAATTTAAACCACTCGTCTGTGCCGGGTTCTATTTTGTGTTTGCGTTGAAATGCGGCTTTTTCTGTGGCGCCATGTGTTAAAGGACTGTCTTGACCTTCACTATCTTTACCTGAGCCCAAGGTAATGCCCGCTAGCTTACGCAAGCGATCTAAATCAATTGGTCCCGGTTCTTCTATGTCTTTAATTTTCATTATGAATGCTTGATCATTTCTTCACGTAATTCATCAACTAAATCAAGCATGGCCTGCATGCCGTAGCTGAAATGCATTTGTTCTTCTTCGTCCATCAATGCTTCTGTACGAGCATACAATTCCACATATTGTTTGTAATTGGCACGAATACGTTCAACGCTGACTTCAATGTTGTTTAATAATGCACTTAGACGTTGTTCTTCACTGGCTCCCATGGCTTCTGCAACTGATACACCGGCTGATGTAGCGGCATTTTGAATACCAGCTAGCTTTTGGATGCGGCTGATGTCAATGGTTTCATCAACGTTTACGCTTCCCATGCCTTCTGTAATTTTTTTCATTTTATTTTTTAGCAATCATTGCCTGAATGCGCTCTTGAACCATTTTTGCCCAAAATGGTTGTGGAAAATTCCAACCAATAAATGCGCCAACTGCAATCCATAATAGTGTATCAAACATGATAGCTCTCCTTAATTGATAGTATATTTAGCACTACTTGCTTTACCCCTGTGTAATCGGATGGTCTTAGACGTTCAGTTTCGTTAAGTAGTTCTGATATCTTCATAACGTATATTTAGCACATGAAAAAAATTCACATACTTGGTCAAGCCCGTAGTGGCACCACGTACCTGGCCACTGCCTTGGGCGGTAAAATAATGCCAACTGTTGATTTGTTTTACTCAGAGCCGTTTAATAAAGACACACGACTGTATACCAAGATGGATTTGAATCAAGTTCAACATAATGCAGTGATGCGCGATGTTATTTTGAATTGGAAAAGTGACAAATCTATTATTATGAAAAATCTTCTTGTACAAATTGCAATTTTAGAAAAAAATAATTTATTAGAAGATTTCTTGTCAGCTGACTTTTATACAATTTTAATGGTCAGACGAGATTTATTCCAAACTGCTGTCAGCAGAAGCAGGGCATATCTTACCAGTGAGTACACCAGGTATACTCAAGCTTTGATAACAATTGAGCCTAAGGTATTTGCAAATATTCTAACCCAAGTATGGTGTAATCATATTGAACTTTTACAAAATCGCTGGGGCATTACTTATAATGAAATTGTTTATTATGAAGACTTGTCCGGTGATCCTGACACTGATGTGGCAAACTTAAAAATATACAATCCCAAATACTTTAGATCCAACCGAGGGCATAAACTTGCTCCACAACATGCCCCGGACAAAAAATCAACTATCGTAAACTATGCAGAACTAGAAGTGGTTGCACAACAAATGACAAAGACGTTTTATCACCCCGATATAACGATAGAAAACATGCAGATAAAAATAAACCTACCAGGTTTTTAAGCGGGTAGGTTTATTATTTTAACGTCCAATGGTGGGATGTTTGGCTAATTCTCTTTCTTGAAATTGTTTAAATTCATAGAAAAACATAACCAATTGTTGTAAAAAATCAAAGAACATAATTTGATCTCCTGTCATAAATTCGCATCCAATGGTCTACTTCACCGGCCGATTGTGGATTCTTGCTAGCAATATATTGCTCTAGTTGTGTTTGTTGATTTGGTGTTGCAAACCAACTGATAATACTGTTTAAAAGTTTTGTCATTGTGTGACTCCTTGTAAAACAGTGTTGGCTTGTGGACAACACTGTTGATTTGTCAAAGTATAATTACTCTGCTGATTTCTTGCTGGTCTTGGTTGCAGTATCAAAACCTGGAAACTTAAAAGTATCAAAACCTTTAAAAGCTTCTGTGGCCTGTGCTTTGAAAGTTTCAGCCAACTGTGTATTAACGTCTACGATTGTTTTTGCAAATGCAGTTGATGCACTTGTCAATTGGGCGGCCAATTCTTTGGCCAATTTTTGGTTTGATTCAAAAGTTTTTGTGATTTCTGTGAACATGCTTATTTCTCCTTTAATGTTAAGCGAGTTGAATGTGGCCTCTAATGAGCACCAATATTAGTAGAAACACTATTAGTGTTTTCACTAGTATAACACTATATATGTTGCACCGCAACATCATTCAATCCCGTTTTAACGGGTTTACCAGGAGATTAGTGACTGTTCACTAAATCAGCAAATAGACCACTGGCCAGGTTCTTGCCCTTGCTTTCACACTGAATATCAAACTGATCAGCAAAGCCTGCGGCCCAGTCATTCACAGCTGAGTTCCAATAAAAGTCTGAGTGTGCTCTGAGCTTTTGTTTTTTGTAGCCTAGTGCCAGGAGATCGGCCATGGATGGGAGGCTATCCCTGGCATGATTGACGAGTATATCTTCGCGAGATACACTGTAATGCATAGCAGGACGGACACCGCGCCAGCTATCAATGACCATTGCCACACGGTCATCATCAGGCTGAATATACTGGCCTGAGTTAATCCAGTGGTGATGTATGTCAAGTACGATCGGAACAAGATCCGCAAGTTCAAGGCAAGTTTCAAGATTGTGTGAGTTTTCTTCATTTTCAATAGTTATGCAGTTACGAGCCTCTGGTGACAACCGATTGTATGCTCGTCGAATACCTTCGGGTCCTTGTTGTCCTGAAATGTTCGACCATAGCCCATCCAACGTGCCATGTCAGCATGATATTCAAATTCCAGTATACTGCGCTCAACGATGCCTGGATTGGCGCTGGCAAGTACACAAAACTGACCAGGATGGAAACTAAGGCGCACACCTAATCTACGTGCAGCCTCACCTACAGGAGCAAAAATGCGTTCACAATGCGCTTGAACATCTGCTTGTTGCCAAAAAGGAATCCAGTCTTCATGTGTGTAGCCCTGTAACATTTCTGAACCCAAGCGAACCATACGTCGATGTTCGGGCAAGGTAGCAACACGTTCTACCAACAGCAGGGCCGCTCTGGCATTGTGATTCATAATGTCCCACTGGCGTTGTTCAGCTTCGGCTCGGTGTTCACGTAGCCAGCGCATGGTGGTTGATCGGCCGTTTAGGTCTCGGTCCACAGCACTGACTTTCATGCCAGCCACTTCACTAGGATCATTGATCCATTTGCAACAAAAACCAATCTTGCCCATATGATCCTTACCAGTGTCGTACAACACCTGCTATGATAAAACAATTTGTAATCATGTATGTTAACACAATTACAGTACGAATGCAAGCGATACGGTCTGCTTCTGCATTCGTACTGCCTGCTTTTTCACCTAAGGCCTTGGACCAAATACGCCAGAACTTTTTCATTGAATAGTGCCACGAAGCAAGGACGAAACAGAAATAGTCAAAAAGCAAACGTCAAATATACTGAATCAAACATGGGCCTTTTGCTTGGGTATCACATCAAACATCAATTTATTCTTTGATACCCAAGCAAGACAATTTTGGATTTAGTTTTTCAGACTAAGCCAGTAGTTTTTCATCGAATAATCGATGATGTATTTCTGTTTCCTACCTTGGACCAAGTGTGGCAGCTTAGTCTAGCCCGAGCTCAGACAGCACAAGTGCTACCTGTTCAGGTACTTCAAACTCAGTACGGACATTGATGGTGACCATTTCGTCCTTGATCTTGCGTCGACGTTTGCGAATCGTCTCCAATTCTGCCTTGGCTTCTGTTACAGATTCAGCTGGCACAACGTTAACGTCAACGCTGTAATCACGACCGTAAATGCTCATGCGTTCGTTGTTGCTGTTGGCCTTGCGGCTTTCAATTTCAGCAACCAGGGCATCCAAGTTAGGACGAACAGCAGATTCGCTGTAGGCTTTTAAGCGAGCTTCTGCACTGGCCAACATGGCTTCTTCGGCTAGATAATCTGTAATGCCAACTTCGGCGTTCTTCTTTGCAACAACTGCACGTAGAAACTTGTTGGCGTTAAGCAAGCGTCCTGCTTGACTGTGATTTGTTTTTACCTTTG